TTGGAGGGAGTTAATATCAATAAAAAATTATTAACAAGGTTAATGATTGTGCCCATTTTATTCATCTGTTATGTTTTATTTTTAAATCCTGAAATTATACTTGAAGAGCAATGTCCTAATAAGCCTTACAGTTTAACAATCGTAAAGCACGGAACAGGTATATTCGATAAGAAAATTGTTTTAATATATTACAAGATCGACGGAAAAACAGTAGCTGTTGGAAATTTGGTGTTTTTTGAGAATTTGGGTAGGGATATAGATGTTACTTGGGATACGAACACTGATGATGGAACTTGGTGGATAGATAAAAGTGTATATTTAACCATGACTTATGCTAAAAATTTTAAGGGGGATTTAGACAAGAAAGATATTGATTTTGATTATGGTACTGTCCAATGATAATGAATCAGTTTATTTAAAACAGGAAATACAATAAAAGAACCGCCAGTCGCGGTTCTTTTGTTTTCAGATTCAAACTGATTTAAGAGCGGATTTTTCCTTCCTTACAAATACCATGATCCCGGGGATGATCATAAGTATAGCTGGTATTAAATAGAAACAATCAATACATATAAGACCTCCCCCTGAGACAAATAGTAGAACACTGCTCAACTTTGGCTTAAATAAGACAACAATTGAAGCTGTAAACCCAATACATGAAAGGACCAAAGATACCCATGCCTCAACAAGAAGGTCGCTTGTCATTTCAAAGTATCTAATTAAATGAAAAAATAAATCAAGATAGGCGATAACTAAAGCAAAAATAGACGCTACAACACCCAATAGGCTCCCTGTCAAACTTAAAAAAAACTCAATGTTTCTCTTCATAATAAACGCTCCTTATGTAATCAGGCCACTTCATTTTTATATATGAAAATGTAAAAGAAACATAAATGAAAATATAAATGAGAAAAACAACAAAAACCCTTGCCACGTAAGGGTTTGTATGGGATTCAAAAGTCACTTTATAAATGAGGGTATGATTGAGATATAAATGAGAATCTAAATCTTATTAGTAAACAGAATTAAACATAATAAACAGAAATAAATAATAATAAACTAACTGCGTTTATTTATCTGATTTCCGTCTTTCCTTTAATTGCTCCGTTATAATCTCCAAAGCAGCCTGTAGAATTTCATCAGTTACTTCACCGTCTTTAGCTGCAAGGAATGTTTCGGGATCGTTTAACACTTTTTTTGCATCGTCAGTGATTATATTGGATGATTTATCTTTTCCTCTTAAAAGGTAGTCTGTAGATACATCAAAAAAGTCGGCTATTTTGATTAATGTTTCGTAATCAGGTTCGCGAGTGCCTTGTTCATAATTAGCAAGTTTTCCTCTTGAAAAGCCTAATCTATCTGCGAGTTCATATTGGCTTAGACCTTTTTCTTTTCTTAAAGCTGCTATCCTTTTACCTAACATATACACTCACTCCTTGTTATTAATTATAACTTGGAAACTAAGCGTTTCTACATTTAGAAACAAAAAGTTTCTAAAAACACTTGACGGACACGTATTGTGTCCTGTATATTATAAATCGTAAAAGGAAACAAAACGTTTCTAAGGGGGTGTTATGAGTGGAAAGAGAAGTTTTGTTTTCCTTACGTGGAAACACGTCAAGAACAGTAGTTGCTAATGACTTAAACATAACTCCACAGATGCTAGGGGCTATTGAAAGAGGGGATAGAACTCCTTCCTTAAGTCTGGCCAAAAAGATTGCAGACTATTATGGAACAACTGTAGATGAAATTTTTTTTACTCAAAGTAGACACAAAATGTGTCCTGAATATAAGACAAGGACAGATAAGGGGGCTTAATTATGAAAGTCATCTTGAAAAAAGGACCGCTGTTTGAACTGGCAGAGGCCAAAGCTTACAAATACCTCAGTGGCATACTTGTTCAGCGAATGAATGAGCATCAAGAGAAGCTTGCACAACAAAAGAAAAAGGAATCAGCCTAAGTCATTTATAAACAGCATGGTCTTTTAACTTCAATTTTAAAACTGAAAACTCAATATATCAGGAGGCAAACATATGGAGAACAACCCATACAACATGCGGAATTTACCGCAGATTATGCGTAGTGCCCGAAAGGCTGCACGTCTTTCCCAATACCAAATCGGCAAGTTAATCGGAGGTAAGGATCAAAGGTATGTTTCAGACGTTGAAAATGGACTTGCCAAGCTCACTCCAGAGTTATGTATTAAGTGGTTTGAGAAGTGCGATGCCTATGAACATATTGATCTTGTCCATTACTTATTTAAACTTCATCCCACAGCCGCTGCTCCTATTGATCCGGCACTTAATGAATGTGCAAGTAATGCGGTGATTAATATGGTTCACCAATTGGAGGAAGCACTGCAAGCAACCAAGCATTTAGCCCGTTGGCTAACGGATAACCGACCAGGTAAAACAGAGGAACTGCCGATGGCTGATATTAAACAGATTTTTGATTTAATCGCTGCTAATAAAACATTGATTTATTCACTTGTTCGTACTCACGGATTGAAAATGCAGGAGCTTGCAGATAGGTGGACACGGAAAGCTCTAGTTGATCAAGTTGCTATGGCAAAACAAGAAGAAAGGCAGGCGGTTTCAGTATGAATACTAATCATTTCTTGAAGTCAGATGTTCTTATCGCAAAAAGAAAAATCGAATCAGCAGAAGAGCTATCAATCATGCTGTCAGAGGCATTACGTGATGGTGATTATGAAGAAGCGATTAGTCTTGCTGGAAGCATCAAGGTTCTTACTGAGGATATTAGCCGGCTTGCAAACAAAGGACGTCTTTATGAAACGGCATTAAAAATGCAACAGCAAGGTATCAACTTAACTGTAGTGAGCAGGTGTATAGGATAATGGTTCATTTTGTTCATAAATCGGCAACTGCTCTGGAAGTTCGTAAATGGTGTGCGATGATTCGTAACAATAATGAATTCCATCTGTTATGGGATAGACGTGCAGACAAATTCAGAGAGGAGAATATGAATGGTCGAAAACCCAATGGTCATAAACAACTGGCACGATAAGCTAACTGAAACGGATGTGCAAATAGATTTTTACGGTGATGAAGTAACACCAGTTGATGATTATGTAATTGATGGCGGCGAAATCATTCTGAGAGAGAATTTAGAAAGATATCTAAGGGAGCAACTTGGTTTTGAATTTAAAAATGCGCAATAAAAAAGCCCACTCGGCAAAGTGGACTTCTTTAAAGGCTATCAATAAAAACTCATGTGCAAATATTTTATCAGATAGCCTCAATAAAAACAATGGGGGTTAGGATTATGACAAGAAGAGCTGAGGTTCTTGCTAAGACGTCTGAAATGAGTCACGATGAATGGCTTATTGAAAGAAGAAAAGGAATTGGCGGCTCAGATGCATCCATTATCTTGGGGTTAAACAAGTGGAAGACACCTTTTGAATTATGGTTAGACAAAACAGGACAGGTCCCTGTTAGTGAATCGCAAAGTGAAGCTGCTTACTTTGGATCATTGCTTGAAGACATTGTTGCAAAAGAATTTGAGATACGTAGTGGCAAGAAGGTTAGACGTAAAAAAGCAATACTCAAACACCCAGAACATGATTTCATATTGGCTAATGTTGACCGAATGATCGTTGGTGAAAAAGCGATCCTTGAATGTAAAACAACATCAGCCTACAACTTAAAGGAATGGGAAGACGAAGAAATTCCCGAGAGCTATATCGTTCAGGTCCAGCATTACCTGGGTGTACTTGGACCTGAATATCAGAAGGCTTACTTTGCTGTGCTGATTGGCGGAAACAAGTTTGTTTGGAAAGAGATTGAGAGAGACGACGAGTTAATTGACATGATCTTTGAAGCAGAGATTGAGTTCTGGAATGACAAGGTTTTAGGTGGACAAGCTCCTGCTTTAGATGGTTCAAGTGCTGCGGAGGAATACCTCAAAAAACGATATGCCGAAACGGAAAATAACAAAGCTATTGATTTAACAGCGGCTAATCGAGAACGTATTCAACAATACTTGCTTCTTAAAGAACAGATCTCAGAGCTTCAAAGCCAGGCAAAAGAATTAGAGAACCAGATCAAATATGAAATGAAGGATGCAGAGTATGGGTTTATTGGTAACTATCAAGCTTGCTGGAAGCCTGTTGTCTCAAATCGGGTTGACACGAAAAAGCTCAAAGAGCAGTTTCCGGATATTTACGAGAAGGTCAAAAAGGAAACTCATTTCAGACGTTTTGGAATCAAGGAGGTTAGCTGATTATGGCTACTAATCAATCGATTAAAAACAGCATCCAAAAGAAACAAAAAAGCGCACCTGTGCAACAGCAAGGAGCAACCATGAAAGGCTTGCTTTCTTCATCATCCGTTATTAAGCGATTTGAGGAAGTGTTAGGGAAGAGGGCTACACAGTTTACTGCCTCTATCTTAAGCCTTTATAACAGCGAGCAGATGTTACAGAAAACTGATCCTATGAGCGTTATTTCATCTGCGATGGTGGCAGCTACACTCGACCTGCCTATAGATAAAAACTTAGGGTATGCCTGGATTGTTCCTTACGGAGGTAAGGCTCAATTTCAGCTTGGATACAAAGGATATATCCAGCTAGCCTTACGAACAGGGCAATATAAATCCATCAATTGCATACCGATTCATGAAGGCGAATTGCAGAAGTGGAATCCGTTGACTGAGGAGATCGAGATTGATTTTGAAAAACGAGAATCAGACGCGGTAATTGGTTATGCAGCTTATTTTGAGTTGATAAATGGCTTCCGAAAAACAGTGTACTGGACAAAGGCACAAGTAGAAAAGCACAAAAAGAAATTCAGTAAGTCTGATTTTGGATGGAAAAATGATTGGGATGCGATGGCTCTTAAGACTGTATTAAAAGCAGTTTTGAGCAAGTGGGGGATTCTCTCTGTTGAAATGCAAAAAGCCGTTATTGAGGAAGATGAAACAAGAGAACGGATTGACATTACCAATGAAGCGGATAGTTCAGAAATTATCGATTCCGAGCCTTCAAACAAAGACGAACCGGAAAAAACAAGCGAACAAGAAGCTGATCCTTTTGACGGTAAGCCTGTAGACATAAAAGAAGATGAACTTCCGTTCGATTGAGGCCGGCACCTGTGACATAACTGCACTCTGTGAAAGGAAGTAGGTGAGTGACTTGGACATAAAAGCAATGGGGTATGTGGTCATACCCCGACTACCATTCAAAGAGTTTAGGGATGAAAAAATTTATGATCACTTGTTCAAAAGAGCTGAATACAGGCCAAATCAAGAGCTAGAGCTTGGGCAGACCATTATCAAAATTGTGGAACTTGCAAAAGATTTTAACTGGTCAGCTGCACAGATCAAATACTCACTAGACCGAATGGAGAAACAGGGATATATCAAATTGCACCGTCTTCCACAAAAAAGAGGGTTCATCGTCACCATACTTCATTATGCGGACTACATACAGCTAGGAAATTACATGAAGAAAAAAGCTTTGGAACCAGCTGAGATTGAACATCAGGAGGTCGATGACAAAATGAAAAATGCCTTTGAGCTATATGAAAACAAAGTTGCTCGGTCAGTCGGTCCTATAGAGGCACAGCGAATTGGATACATGGTCGACGATTATGGTGAAGAAAAAGTGATGGAGGCTATCAAGACAGCGTTTCAGCTAAAGGGGAAATCAGCAAGTTTGTCATATGTTCAAGCCATCTTATCAAATCCATTCACTCAAAAGAGAAAGGAGAAACAATATGGCTATAAACAAAGCAGTCAGTATAGACACCGCATTTCAAACGATCATGCAGGAACTTCGGGAAAAGTCAGCCCGCTTTTTGGGAACAAAACAGGCCGCATCCGAAGAAAAGGCTGAATTTGATTGTCCTTATTGTAAGGATCGTGGAATTATCGTTTATCGGGTTCATAAGGACACTCCTTGGCATTTGGATGAACAGTTAGATCTTATGGTTCCAGATGAAATGGTGCCTGAAGATGATTTTCTTTTGGGGAAGGTTTGCACGCCGAACAAAGCTAGTGAATGGAAAGATACTTATTCAAAACAGTGTGAATGTGTGAGACGAAAGAAAGTTGCCAGACTCATGGCAGCTAGTGGCATTACAGAAGAATTTGAAAAGCTTCTCTTTGGTAACTTCATCACGGACGGTAAACCCGACATGATCAAGGACGCTTATGAGTGTGCAGTGGAATACTATAAAGATTTTAAAAAGATCAAAGGAGAAAGGCAAAACAGTATCGCATTACTTGGACAGCCAGGCAGCGGTAAAACTCATTTGCTCACGGCGATTATGAATAATCTGATCAAGAAAAAATCAGTACACTGCATGTATTTCCCTTATGTAGAGGGCATGGGTGATTTGAAAGCTAACTTTGGTAACTTAGAAGCGAAACTCGATGCCATGAGAAAGGTCGAAGTTCTATTCATTGATGACTTATTTAAACCAATAAACGGTCAACCAAGGGCAACCGATTGGCAGGTTGAACAAATCCAGTCAGTCTTAAACTACCGATATTTAAATCACAAGCCTTTGCTGATTTCTTCGGAGTTAACAATTGATGAGATTTTGGATATAGACGAGGCACTTGGTTCACGAATTCACCAGATGTGTCGTGATTACATAGTGATTATTAAAGGCGATCGAATGCAATTAAATCATAGGTTAGGTGATTGGGAATGAAGGAGAAAACGAATGTAAAAGCAACTGGTGGACTTTATATATTCGGACCTCTAAGTCCTACAGAAGGTAAAGATCTTACGCCAACTATCCGTTTACTTGAGGAAAAAATAAAGCAAATGGAGCGGATGCTGAGTGCTTAAAGCAGTCGTGTCTCTGCTGGCAATTTTACTCTCGGCACCGAGGATAGAAAAAGAAATTCAGCTATGGGAACAGCTTGACGGGAGGTAAGGACAGTTGGATTGCATTAAGTTCACTGTTTATGGTGAGCCAGTCGCACAGGGGCGGCCGCGTGGATCAATACGAAATGGGAAGGTGCATATGCGTGATCCAGCAAAATCAAAGCACTTTAAGCAGTATGTCGCATTGGTTGCGTCTCAGCATCGACCAGAAAAAGTTATTACTGGTCCTGTCTCAATGGATGTCAAAGTGTACAGACCAATGCCAAAATCGGTTTCAAACTCATCAAAGAAGAAAGAAAAAGCTGAAAAGGGTCTTCTCAGGCCGACTACAAAGCCCGACGTTGATAATTATGTAAAGGGTGTGAAAGATGCTCTGAATCATCTTATTTACAAAGATGATAGCCAGGTAGTGGACCTAAAAGTTAGCAAGTTTTATAGCGAAGAGCCGAGGGTGGAAGTCATGATAAAAGAGGTTTCTGCCTAAAAATAAAAAACACCGAAGCGCTTAGCCTCAGTGTTCTTGATATGAACTGGTACTTCTATCATAACATAGGGGGCGCTTTGAGTGTACAATCCAAGAGAAATAAACATCAAAAAAGACTTCACTATTCAGCAGAAAATTGACCCGGGGAAGGTTAAGATCATTGTATTAGATGGGAATCAAGGTACAGCACATATCTTAGATGCTCCTGAGCACGGTAAAACTGTTATTCAAACTGTGAAGGGGAGCTTTGCGCGGGTTGATCATGAGATAGGGTTTAAGGTTAATATATAAGTTGTCTTTCTAAAAAAGTGAAGGTGAACGTTTTTTGTTAGGGAAAATACAAGGTTTAATATATAACAGGAAGTGTATATGACAAGAGACCTGATTTTAAGGTGCAAATTATTCAATAGTAAAACTCTGTATAATCCATTATAATTTGGTAGTAAGAAATATTATGGATAGAGGGGTTTTAAATGAAATCAATATTCAAAGAGTTTTATTTTGATAATAAGAGTTCTGATATATGGATAAACTCAATAGTTATTTTAGATGCAAATGTTTTATTAAATCTTTATAGATATTCGAAGGAAACTTCAAAAAAGCTGCTATCATTATTAAAAAAATCACAAGAGCGTCTTTGGCTACCTCATCAAATAGCTTTAGAGTTTCATTTAAATAGAACGAATGTAATTCTAGATCAACAGACATCTTATGAAAAAATTGAATCAATTTTAAGTAAAAAGTCAATTGAGATAGAGACTAGTCTAAAAAAAGAGTTATCTTCATACAGAAAAAAACACGTAACTTTAAGTATTGACTCAATAATAGAGCAAGTTAAGGGATCGATTAATGTTTTAATTTCTGAGATAAAACAGGAAAAAGAAGATCACCCAAAGTTGCTTAGAAATGACCACATTAAAGCTGATATTACTGAAATATTTGAAGGTAGGGTTGGGAAACCATACGAAAAAAAGAGGCTTGAAGAATTATCAAAAGAAGCTGAACAAAGGTACAAGCTAGATATTCCACCTGGTTTCATGGATGCATCTAAAAAAGGAGCCATATTTTATAATGGTGAAATCATACTAGAGAAATATGGAGATTACATTCTGTGGCAACAAATTATCGAGTATGCAAAAGAAAAACAAACAGACATTATTTTTATAACAGATGATGATAAAGAAGATTGGTGGTATTACTCAAAAGGAAAAACAATTGGCCCGCGAAGTGAGCTATTAAATGAATTTTCAAATAAAACTAATCGAGAGTTTTATATGTTTAAGCCGGAAGTTTTCATGAAACAGGCTGGTAAAGTTTATAGTGAAAATTTCTCTGACAATACGATCACTGAGGTAAAAGAGGTTAGCAAGGAAAGCGGGGATTACCCTTCATTTGCTAGAAATGGAACAAATTACATAGGTGCGTTGAGCCAATTAAATCAATTTTATTATGGCGAGCACACATTTGAATACATAATATTACTTCACCATAATAAATTCTTATCAGATTCATTTTTAGCTGATTTAACAGAGGGTTTCCCTTTTGGTGAAGAGTTTAGTTGTTATATAATTGACTCAAACATTCCATCTGCTAAATCTGTTAACTATAGTTTTGAGAGTAAGCTAGCTATCAAAGTGTATTTGGACGATACATGGACAGTTGGTAAGAGTGAATACTTTAAAAATTTAACTTTAACGTATTTCAATATGAAACTTAATGATTGTCAAGTGGAAATTTTGGAATAGTCCAAGACGGAAAGCCTGCGGACACTGAACTTACAGCATTTATGCTGTTTGTTTGGTGTCCGTTTTTTATTTGGAAAAGGAGGACACAATCATGAATCGAAAAGATATTGAAAATCTAATCAATAGCTATCACTGGATGGTGAAAGAGGTTCAACGGTTGCAGAGAGTACTTTATGGTTCAACAATTCCTATGAAAAATTGGGGTGTTGCTCAATATGGATTAGAAGCTGCTATGCCAAAAGGAAGTCCTGGGAAGAGTCAGGCTGAATTGCGGCAAATGGATTTGAGAGAGGAACGTCTTTTCAAACGTCTTAAGTACTATGAGGAACGAGTATATGCAGTTGAGTTGGGGACAGAAAAGATCAAAGGGGAGCAGCACAAAGTTATTTATGATTGCATGATGGAGGGGATGAGTTACCGTGCTATTGGCCTTCACCTTGGCATTTCACGGGAAACTGTACGCAAAATGAAAGATGAGTTCATCAGCCAATTATGCCAAGATTGCCACTTTGAGCGTTTATTGAATCTGAAAAAATCTGTAGTGTAGAATGGGAGGCAGGTCGGCGCGGCAGAATTATTCCTGCGTCACCACCAATTTTATACAACGAATAAAACCTCCCAATGATAAGCGAGGGTTAACTCGGGAGGTCTCACATAGTGAATCGGGTGATAAAACAGCAGCAGTATTGCGTGAAAATTAATATCCCCGACCAATAGTGGGTTTTATTCAACAGTTTCGTTCGACAAATTTTGCAAATGATTCTATAGTCCTCCTCCTTATCCGATAATAAAGTAGGGGGTTATGACATGAACTATAATATTAAAGGTTTTGAAAAAATTAATTTTTTAGTAAAATTTCTTAAGGATGAATATGTAGAGTCGTTATTAAGTGGAAATTTGCACATGAACAATTTTCAATTCTTTATTGACTTGGAGCGAAAAAGTAATGTGAAGGGTCAAGGGGATAAACTTGAGGCTGGGTTTGTTTCTAGAGGAACTAAAATTAAACTGATTGATCCTAAGACAAAGAAAGTTATAGGTACTGCCCGGAAAGCAGAATTAATTGAAAGATATACGGATGTACCAAAAGTTCCTTTGTTTTGTTTCACTTGGTTTAATCATAGGGATATGAAAATAACGGGTGAAACTGAAAAATCGTTTACTGTTAAAATAAATTTAAGTGAAGAGGAAAAAGAATTATTTGTTAAAGACTTTGGAGATACTGCAGTGGTTTTACCCGGTGACTTTATGGAGATATTAATCAATTCTGCAAAAGAACAGAACAAAAGAGCACAAATTAAGTCAGTAATTTATTGTGATTATGATATTTATGACTCTGAGAGAAAGAAATTATTCGATGAGGCATCTTTGGATATGTTTTATTGGAAAGATGAATTTTTTAAATATCAGCGTGAAGTTCGTTTTATTTTACCGGAAACTAGATCTAATGAGGCAGTGAATTTTAAATTCGAAAGTATAGAAAAAAGAGCTATCGTTATGAAGACAACTGAATTATTAGAAACAGCTGAGTTTGAATTGCCAAAAGAAAGTCTTATAGATTAGAGTATCCTACGGTGTTTTTTTCTAGTCTAGGTTGTAACGGCAATAAGGTAGGAGATGAAAACATGACAAGAACAATTAATGTTAATCAACAACATTTGTTAGAACAGTTAGCAGGCGGGTCGGTAAACCGTCAATGCACAATAGAAGCTCTAATTGATATTCTCATCGATAAAAAAGTGTTCACTGAAGAAGAATTCGTTAAATACCAAATGCATCATTTGGAACATTCAGCAGATGATCATTCTGCGGAGCTTTTAGGAATCAGTAAAGAGGATTACATAAATAGCAGAAAAAATAAAGCATCCTTTTAGGGGTGCTTTTTTCATTCGACAAATTTTGCAAATAGTTCCTTTGTTCCTTATCAAAGTCGATAATAAAGAAAGGAGGGGGATTACATGAAAAACTGTGTTTTAGTTGGGAATGGTATCAATATTCAATTTAGTGAAGGAGAATATCTTAATCGAAACATTATTGATAGAGCGATTAGAAATATTGAAAATGGAGATTTTCCAGAAGAGATTTATCCATACGAGACAAAAAAATATTTTGAAATGTTATACAAACTCAGTCCAAAAGTGATAAACGGAAGGCTTAATCACCATGCTATTACAGAGAAAGATAAAAAAGAATTAAATAATTTCATTTCGAGATATCGGTTTCATAAAGGAAAGTTGAGGTACTATCAAATCGGTTTTGAGGACTACTTTTTATTGCACCAATTGTTTTGCAAACAACATAATATTGAAAACCCTGATAAATTTAATTATCAAGAAATATTGAGATGTTTTTTCCTTGATTCAATCTATAACAAAGGAAAAATAAATAATTTATATAAATTATACCCGAAAGGATTAATCGACTGGTTTAATCAATTTGATGAGATATTTACTACCAACTATGACAAAAATATTGAATTACTTACTCACAAGTCAGTTAATTACTTACATGGAGCTTTTCATATAAGAAAAGATATATATGATAAGAACAGTTTCCGAAATAAATTGTCGGATAATCCATTGCAGAATTATAAAATTGTGGAAGAATATGATCATTTATATTCAACTGCTTTGTCTACTTATTCAGGTTCCTCAAAAGAATTCATGGCAAGTATGAGTGTTTCTGCTAATCAAGCAATAGATAAATATGTTGAAGCGATTGATAAAGATCCTGATATGTTAAAAGAAATTGAACCCTATAAAAATTCAGATAACAAATTACTTAATAATATGTATGAATCTATAATCTTAAAACTTAAAGATAGAAGTTTAAAATTTGAAGATTATTATCCTTTTGACAAACTAAAGAATGCTTCAGGAAATATAACAATATTAGGCCTTTCACCAAATAACGACTCACATATAATGGATATGATTTATAACAATGAAAATATTATTAAAGTAACTTACTATTACTTTGATGAGGGCGAAGGACATAAAATTACTGAATTATTTTCTAATAAAATAGTAGAACTTAAGAATGTTTGTGATTTTTGGAACCATTTTTGAAAATTGAGTGGATTAAGAAATTCCGAAACAAACATAAACACAAATAAATTGTCTGGAGGTAGAGGATGATGTAATGCCAAGACCACGAGATCCACGCAGAGACAAAGCTTTTCATTTGTGGGAAGAGGGTGGCGGTAGCAAGAAGTTAAAAGACATTGCCGAGCAATTAAACGTAACAAGCAGCACTATCCGCAAATGGAAAGCACTCGATAAATGGACAGAAAAAATGAATGGGAGCGTTCCTAAATCGAAAGGGAGCGCTCTTTTACGTCGTGGCGCGCCTAAAGGGAACAAAAACGCAATTGGAAATAAGGGGGGAAGGGCACCGCTTGGTAATAAAAATGCATTAGGGAATAAAGGCGGTGCTGCTCCACTAAGAAATCAAAACGCTGTGACACACGGATTTTTCTCTAAATTCTTACCTGAAGACACACTCTCTATCATGGAAGAGATTCAGGAGCGATCCCCTGTCGATATGATATGGGATCAGATACAGATCCAATATGCCGCAATTATAAGGGCACAAAAAATCATGTTCGTTTCTGATAAGGGAGAAATGATTAAGGAACTAAAAAAGAAAAAGTCTGTCCTATCTGAGACTAACGAAGTCGAAGAGGAAGAATACGAATTCCAATTTTCTTGGGATCGTCATGCCACATTCTTGAACGCTCAATCTCGAGCAATGGCAGAACTCAGGAACCTAATTAAACAGTTTGATGAGTTAGCTCATGCGGAAGATGAACGACGCCTTAAATTGGAGCATATGCGTTTAAATATCAACAAGAAAAAATTAGAGATCGAAGAACTTACAGAAGAAGACAAACCTTTTGAGATCACCATTGTGAACAAAGGTGATGACAGTGATTAAACAAGTAAATCCGCATTTTAAAGAGTTTCTCTTTGATTGGAACCAAAAGTTTCAGTTTCTTGTGGGTGGTTATGGATCATCCAAAAGTTATCATGCGGCGCTCAAGATTGTTCTGAAATTGCTTAAAGAAAAACGAACTGCACTTGTTATCAGAGAAGTGTACGACACACATAGGGACTCAACATTTTCTCTTTTTGATGAAATTGTAAGTGATCTGAAATTAGATCATATTGTTAGGTGTGTTGCATCTCCTATGCAGATTCGTTTTTCAAATGGCAGCCGCATCATCTTTAAAGGGATGGATAAGCCAGCCAAACTAAAATCAATCAATAATATTTCGCTCATTTGGATTGAGGAATGTTCTGAAGTGAAATATGAGGGATTCAAGGAGTTATTAGGACGTCTTCGTCATCCGTCATTGCCGCTTCATATGATTCTCTCAACAAATCCAGTAGGAGAAGATAATTGGACTTTTAAGCATTTCTTCAAGGATGATAGGGAGAAACGCTTTGTGTTAGATGACAAGGAGCTTTATGAAAAGCGGATAATCGTTAGCAACGACACCTATTATCATCACTCAACGGCAGATGATAATCTTTTCCTGCCAGAAAGCTATGTCCAGCAACTTGAAGAATTGAAGGAATACGATCCAGACCTTTACCGAATTGCGCGGAAAGGTCATTTTGGCGTGAATGGAATACGGGTACTGCCGCAATTCGAAGAGCGACCGCATGAAGAGGTTTTGAAGGCTATCGCAGATATTAACCGCCCGCTTAAACGAGTTGGTATGGACTTTGGTTTTGTGGAGTCGTATAACGCTGTTGTTAGGGTTGCTGTGGATCATGAAAAGAAATATCTCTATATCTATTGGGAGTATTACAAAAATGGACTGACGGATGATAAGACAGCCGAAGAACTCAAGGAATTTGCCGAGACTAAAGAATTAATCAAGGCGGATTCAGCAGAGCCAAAGACAATCCGTTATTTTCAGCAACACGGTTTCAATATGGTGGGTGCCCGTAAGTACCAAGGATCACGTCTCCAATACACAAAGAAGATCAAACGGTTCAAGAAGATCATTTGCTCTGACAGTTGCGAGAACACGATTTATGAACTTAAACCGCTCACTTATGCTACCGATAAGCTGGGGAACATCATAGAAGACGAATTCACCATAGATCCGCATACACTATCAGCTATTTGGTATGCGCTTGATGATTACGAGGTAACTGATCTGAAAGAAGAATCTAAAGGAAGACCGCAAAGAACAAGACCAGGGAGGAGGTAAAGGATGTCAAAACAATCTGTTAAAGCACGAGTGATCAAAGCTACTCCACCTACTGAATCAACGAAACAAATTTATGAGGATGAATTTGCGGACACCTATGACAGCAATATTTTACCGCCTCCGTATAACCTAAAAGAATTGAAAATGATTGCTGAGTACTCAACGATCTTACAGCAATGCGTTGATGCTTACAGAACAAATATCGTAGGCTTTGGATTTGATTTTGAGTATTCGTTTGATGTGAATTCGCCAGATGTGACAAATGAAGAAAAAACAGAAGCTGAAAGTGAATGGACAAAGCTTGAAGAGTTCGTTAAATATCTTCACTTTGATGAGTCAGCTGAGACTTTGCTCGGCTTTGTTATTGAAGATCGAGAAAAGACAGGGAATGGATTTATCGAGGTCATTCGAAACGGTGAAAATAAGCCAGCTGGCATTGAATACATGGATGTTCAAAATGTTCGGGTTTGTAAATTGTCTGAACCAATTGAAGTTGATTTTACATACTTCGAACAAGGACAAATGAAATCAATCAAAAGAGAGAAACGATTTCGAAAGTATGTTCAGATGATTGACGGTCGTATGGTTTACTTTAAGGAATATGGTGATCCTCGTACTTTAAATTTAGAGACAGGCCAATATGATGAACAGACTCCATTCGAAAAACAAGCAAATGAAGTGGTTCATTTCAAGATAGGAAGCGGTACATATGGAAAGCCTCGATGGATCGGCCATATTGTTAATCTGTACGGAGCACGTAAAGCAGAAGAGCTGAACTTCATGTACTTCAAGCAAGGTAGACATATTCCCGCTGCCATTACAATTGAAAATGGTATGTTGTCAGAGGATTCATACACACAATTGCAGGATTACATGAATGGGCTTGAAGGAGTGGAGAATGCACATAAGTTTCTTTTACTTGAAGCGGAAGGCATAGCGAAGGGGAAAAACATTCATGGCGATGAAGAGATTGCTCCAGTGAAAGTCGATATTAAATCACTTGCTGAGATCCTTCAAGAAGATGCCTTGTTTCTTGAATATGACCAAAAGAGCCGAGACAAAATTAGATCGGCTTTTCGTTTGCCTCCACTTTATACAGGTGAAGCTCAAGATTACAACAGAGCGACTGCAGATACAGCAAGGAAGATTACTGAGGAACAAGTCTTTCAGCCAGAAAGAAAATTAATCACAGGTAAACTAAATGCTTTATTTCTAAATGACCTTGAAATTCATAAGGTTCGTCTTATGTTGAAAGGGCCAGACTTTAGAGATCCTTTAGAAATTGCTAAGGTTCTAACACCGTTTATAACAGCAGGTGCAGTTTCTCCGAATGATCTACGTGATTTAGCTGGGAGAGTTCTTGGTAAGACGCTTGAGGAATGGCCTGAAGAAGAATATAACAGGCCACTTGGTAAGAATAGCACTGAGTCCGCTTCCGATCCTTTTGCTGCGCTGTTTAAATCTAGAACCGGTACTCCTGATATGATTGGGTTATTAAAAGATATGCGGGATGTTCTGGAGGACCTGAAGAGATGAACAAAACAGATAAGCTATTGGACAGTCTGAACGCGTTCATTCAAAAAGCCGAGGAAAATCAGTATAAACAATTGGGGGAGATGGTACCTGACTTTCCTGGCAAATCTAATATACCCAAGTATGTGGAGGAATATGAAAAAGGCATCGCTAGATTGCTCAGACGCCAGCGTAAAAAGTTTTTAGAAGGTCTGAATGGTTTTATAGACAAAGACTCAAAAGAGACGCTGGAAGCCCTTCTGGTGTTTTTTACTCAGAACCTTTTTGCGGAGGATGATTTCGAGGAGGAATTTCAGGAACTGACCGAGGGATTTCTGCAGCAGACCGTCGAGGAGCTCGCTGAAGTGATAATGGATTCATTGGATCCGGATGTCCCATTTGAAGCTTTATCAACCAGGGCGGCGGATTGGATCAAAGGTTGGTCGGAAAAGCTGGCCAAGATCATGAAGCTGAATACTCATGAGGCAGTGGAAAACGTGCTGACAGATGCTATTGAGAACGGGGCCTCCATCCAAGACATTGAGTTGACTCTTAAAGACATGCCGCAATTTGATAGGGGGCGGGCCCGGACCACGGCCATTACTGAAGTGCTTGCCGCTTCCTCTGCCGCGCAGCATGAATCTTATGTACAATCGCCGGCAGTAAAGAAAAAGAAATGGCGGCACAGCGGAGGGAAGAAGAACAGCCCGCGTGAAAATCACATCGATCTTGACGGTACAGTAATTGGCGTAGATGAAGAATTTCAGATACCAGGTAGAAGCGAGACCTGCATGTTTCCGAGGGATCCTAAACTGTCAGCAGGAGAGCGGGTTCATTGCCATTGTGTTTTGTCGCCTGTGGTAGATAACGAGATTTTAGGGTTGTCAGCTGAGGAGAAGGAAAAGATTCGAAGAGAAGCCTTAGCAAACATGGCATAAGAATTCCAACTGAGATGATTCGATTTGTTGATAAAATATGGTATCTTTACTTATGAGAAATAAAAAGTAAAGAGGTCTAAAAAAATGGAAAGTTCTTTTTCAACAGTTGATGTAACAGAATACAATAAGCAAAGAAAAGCCGATCTCAAAATGCGGAAAAAAAACTTAGAGGACAAGATAAAACGAAAGAAAAAGCTCACTATTTTATTTTCCTTTTTAGGAATCGTCCTTTTACTCCTGTCAATAGGAGCAACTGTGTTTCGTCCGGATACTCCGGATATTGTAAAGCTTTTTATGATTGTAGTGGGTTCTGTCTATACTAGTATTCCTTTTCTAAATACTTCTAGGCAAATAACAAGTATGATATTTGATATTGAAAGAGAAATAGACTTGTTAGAGAGTGAAGATTCTATAAACAATAGGAGTGAGACTCTCTTTAAACAACATCATCTTGAATTAAAAAGGTATTATGATCTTAATCTTACGCAAAACTCTTATCTGTTTTGGGTAGGGATATCCTGTATATTTCTGGGTTTTGGGTTTATAGGACTAACAATTTACCTGATATCTGGCAATACATTGGATAGTACACAAAATAAATTAATAGTAGCGGGTACAGGAGCACTCGCAGGAATATTATCTAATTTTATAGGAGCTATTTACTTAAGAATGCATACTAATTCAACAAACTCTCTAACTGAATTTCATAATAGGTTTGTTAATACACATCACTTTTATTTCAGTAATTTTTTAATTTCTCAAATAGAAGATGTACAAAGAAGAGAAGAAACATTGGCAAACTTAGCTCTAAGTATAAATAAAGATAATAATCCTACGGAGCAGGACCCCAAGTAAACACCATTAGTTAATGGTGTTTTTAATTTTTGAAAGGAGGTGAACAACATGCCAAGAGAATTGGTTAACGCAAAAATCACACATGTCTCTTACGTCGATAAGGCTGCTAATCAAAAGCAGTTCTTTTTTATGAAATCAGAAAAACAGCCGGACTTTCAAAAGGAAGTCAGAATCCTTGCGAAAGAAGCGGACGAGCAAAAACTTGTTTACGGTATCGTATATGAACCGGATACAGTGGACGCCCACGGGGATTTCATGACAGCTGCAGAAATCGAAAAGGCCGCTCATGGCTTCCTGAAAGATGCCCGTGAAATAGATAAGCAGCATGACTTTAAGAGCGGTGTTGGTGAGGTGGTTGAATCCTATGTCGCACCTGCTGACTTTGAAATGAATGGGGAAACCATCAAAAAGGGTTCATGGGTCCTTGTCACAAAGGCTTCTGAGGAAGTATGGGAGCAAATCAAAAAAGGCGAAATTACCGGTTATTCAATGGCAGGGACTGCTGAGACAATTGAAAAACAAGAAGAAAAGCCCGTTTCTCAAGAGAAAACAAATGAGAAAGGGCTTTTTAATTTGCTCAAAAACTTTTTTGTTGGAAAACAACAGCAATCATATGAAGAGCCAGTTGAAAAGGCGGGCAGAAAATTTTCCGCTTCAAACCTGCAAGAAATCAAAAATGCTCATACCGCTCTGGGAAATTTACTGAGCCAAGTGGAAACAGAAGAGGGGGAAGAAGAAATGACTTCGGAGGAAGTAACGAAATCAATTCAAGCTGCTTTAGAGCCAATTGAGAAGCGGCTGGCAGATCTAGAAAAAGAAGAAGGTCCTAAAAAGAAAGATAAAGAAAAAACAGAAGAAGAGGCTGAAAAAGAAGCTGAGAAGTTGAAAAAAGCAATTTCAGATGCTGTTCAACCGCTCGCTGATCGTATTGAAGCAATCGAAAAAAGTCGCGGAACATCTAAGCAAACAAAAGAATGTGGTTCTGAACAAGTTCAAAAATCAATCTGGTCAGGGTTGTTTTAATGTATAAGGGAGGATATGAATGAGAAATCAAGAGGTTATTAATAAAGCAGAAATGACGCTTTCTACTTTAGAGAGCGGAGGGATTATGAATCCTACTCAAGCTTCAACTTTTATTCGAATGGTTCAAGATACGCCAACTATTTTAAGAGATGCACGAGTTATTCAAATGGATCATGATACGCAAAAAATCGAGAAGATCGGTTTTGGTCAGCGTATTTTAAGGGCAGCCCAAGAGGGAGTTGCGCTAACTAAGGATCAAAAATCAGTTCCATCAACTAGCACAGTTAACTTAAGTACAAAAGAAGTAATTGCTGAAGTTAACATTACCTATGACACACTTGAAAACAACATCGAAAAAGATGGCCTTCAGAATACAATCATGCAAATGATAGCTGAGCGTGCTGCGGTTGATATTGAAGAGTTGCTTGTAAATGGTGATACATCTTCATCCGATTCATATCTTGCACAATTAGATGGCGTTAGAAAACAAGCCACATCTCACATTGTTGATGCTGCAGGTGAAGAACTGACACGGCAAACGTTCAAGCGGGGATACAAAGCTGTACCTCCTAAATATTTGCGAATTCCGCAGGAGTTCCGTTTCTATACATCGCCTGGTATTGAGGTCGAATGGAAAGATCGCGTAGCTGATCGTCAAACAAATTTAGGGGATGCAGCTGTTCAAGGTGGCCTTTCATCTGCTTTTGGTGTTCCGATCAAAGGTATTGCAAATTTACAGCCTTATACGATTGGAGAGGGAGATACTGCAGCCGATGTTTCTGATATCATCCTAACTCATCCGAAGAATATTATTCTTGGGTTCTCCCGTAACATTCGGATTGAAGTAGATAAAGACATCCGTCGCCGTATGTTTATCATTGTTTTGACAGCGAAATTGGACAGTGTTTTTGAAGAAGAAGACGCAGTAGCCAAGATTGTGAAAGTGAAGGAGTAGGTGTCTGGCGTGTATACTGCAAAGCTTATTAAAGGCAAGACATACAATGTCATGGGAATAACCTTTCGAGCAGGTGTCAGTCAAACAGTATCGAAAAAGCTCTATGAGTATTTAAATGAAAATCCATATTTTGTGCTGGATAAAGATCTTAAGAATCAAAAAGATGATCCGATAAATTATACTGAATCGGAATTGAAAGGTATGAATAAAGCAGAGCATGAATCCATTATTTCTAATCTTGGTGGCAATCCGTCTGACTTCAAAAACGCAGATGAAAGAATTGCCTACATCCTTAAGCAAATAGATAACAAAGGGGAGTGACCTATGCTGTTAATCACTCCCGATGAATTAAAGAGTTATTCAGTTTTTGAATCTGTAAAAACCAGACCTGACGAGTTGTTAAAACAGGATATACTAGAGGCAACTGCCGATATCATTCTTAAAGTTGGACATGATTTTTCAGATGCAGAGTATATTCCTTTGCCTGAAACAGTTCGACTGGCCCTATTAAAGTTGTCTCAGTTTTATGCTCTTATAAATGGCGACGAGTCAATTATTAAAGGATATACAACTGAAAAAATTGGTGATTATTCTTATACTCTAGGGGATGGCAGTTCTCTTCAAAAACCTGATGTGTATGCATTAATAAAAGATTATGTAAAACCGGCTGACCCTGATTTAGAAGGGATTGAAGCGAAAGTGCGGATGAGATCAATATGAGTTATCGATCTTTACTGACTCACAGATGCGACATTTACCATCTGCAGGTGAAAAAAGAAAATAGAAAGGAAAAATTCGGGGTGCCGGTTGAAGATGTTCAACCGGTTTTTTCGTACCCTGATGAGCCGGACATAGAAAATCAGCCGTGTTATTTTACAGAAAAGAGTCAGTCCATTATCCAACAGGAACCGAATGTAGCTATTTATCAATCATTCCTTGTGCATTTCCCTGCTACTGCTGATATTCGAGTAAATGACAGGGCGGTTTGGGATGGTACTGCTTATAAATTACAGAAGCCCCGCAAAATCAGGAATCACCATTGGGAAGTTTCGGCAGTACGGGAGGTTGAATATCTGTGAAGATTAAAGGTCTTGATCAGTTCATTCAATCATTAAACCGTGCTTCTCGTGGAGGAGTGAAAGGGAAATACGAGGAGTGGCTTGAGACTATGGGTTTTGAGTTCCTAGACATTATCCAAAATGAAATTATCAGGACGAAGACGGTAGACACACGCCGCTTGCTTAATTCCTTTCAGAAAGGTGACCAGGATAATATCTTTTCAATGACAAAAGGCAGCTTAAAGTTGGATGTTGGAACAAATTTGGAATACGCCTCATACGTGAATGACGGGCACTTTACTATCGATCCGTCTAAAAATCAGGATAGGCGGTGGGTTCCAGGACGGTGGAAAGGCGACCGTTTCGAGTATGACCCTGCTGAAAGAAAAACCGGAATGTTGTTGAAGTTCCAATGGGTCGACGGTTCTGGCTTTTGGGATAACGCCATGGCTATATTTCAGTTGATGTTTGAGAGAAGCCTTGAGCGGAAGCTACAGCAATGGATTGATGAAGAATTTTAAGGTGGTGCCGCCATGAATCAAGAAGTAGGTTCAATTATGGGCTATCTATACAAACTGTATCCTGTTCAAGTGTATGAAGAAGAAATACCGCAGGACTTTGCTATTCCATCTCTTTACTTTCCACCGGCTTCCACGGTCGATGGTGCGGACACAGTATCTACGTTTCAGAAAGCCTATATTTTAAACGTAAAACTCTTTCACGAAAACGCACAGAAGGCTCATAACGAAGCAGAACGAATAGCGGATACACTTAGAAGCAAAAGGGGCATAATTCCGCTTATACAAGAATCTGGCGAGGATACAGGTGATTTTATTCGGCTATCTCGAATAGAAACGCGGGTATCAGATGATTACGCCACCATTGTCTTAAACTGGACGAGCCGCTATTGGTATGAGCGGGAAGAACAGCGTTCAATCGATGGTTTTAAATTTAAAAGTGGGGTGAAATGATGGCCACTAAAAAAGAGAAAGCAGAAAATGCTTTTTATATTAAGGATTTGCGAGAGCACAGTCGAGAGCTTTTTGGGGTAAGACCCGAGGTGTTTGACGGTGCTCTTTTTCATGTTCATAAAACGAGTATTACAAAATCGGAAGCGAAGAAGTTGATTACTCAGTTTCTTCAAAAGGAGGTCAAATAGATGAACGGGGGGACTTTCACGCCCGGCAAGGAAAAAGAGCGTGCCGGTATTTATTTTAACTTCAAAACGACCGCGGAAAACCGTGTTTCTGCAGGAGAACGTGGAACAGTTGCGCTGCCGATAGCATCCAGCTGGGGTGAAGTTAAGAAATTCATTTCTATCTCTTCAATCGAGGACCTGAATAAAAAAGTGGGGTTGAACATTGATGATCCTTCGCTGTTGCTTTTACGTGAGGCAATGAAAAAGGCAAGTACAGTCCTGCTTTATCGTTTGGCGGAAGGTCTTCGTGCTTCAGCAGACATTAGCGAAGGTGTAAAGGCTACTGCTCTTTATGGCGGTACTAAAGGAAATGACATCATTATCAGCATCACGGAGAACGTTATTGACTCTTCAAAAGTGGATGTCACTACCTACCTTGATCAGTCAGAAGTTGATAAACAAACAGTTTCTAAAGCTGAAGAGCTTAAACAAAATAACTATGTCACGTTTACAGGGAAAGGGGATTTAACAGTCACTATTCCGTTAACCGGTACGGCCCCTGAAGACGTTAGCGGGGCTCTTCCGGCATCTTCCGGAATCCGCTTGTCAGGCGGGACAGACAAAACACCGACAAATGCCGATTATACAGCTTTCTTGGAAGCAGCTGAAACGGAATACTTTGACACAATCGCTTTACCTGTAGAGGATAACGAGCAATTAAAAGCAACGTTTGTTGCGTTTATCAAACGGCTGAGAGACAACCAAGGGCAAAAGGTTCAAGGTGTTCTATCAAATTATAAGGGAGACCATGAGGGTATTATCAATGTAACTGGTGGCGTCCTACTTGAAGATGGAACGGAGATCACTCCAGAAAAAGCTACGGCTTGGGTTGCCGGCGCAAGTGCGGGGGCTACATTTAATCAATCACTTACATTTGTAGAATACGAAGGAGCTGTAGATGTCCTTAACCGAATTGACAACGACGAAATCGTTGAACGATTGTCAAATGGGGAATTTTTGTTTACTTATGATTCTCGTGATAAATCAGTATCGGTTGAAAAGGACATTAATTCACTCACAAGCCTAACAGCAGAGAAAAATAAGATGTTCCAGAAAAACAAAATTGTCCGTGTACTTGATGCAATCAATAATGACCTGACATCTCAATTGAAAGCATTGATCAAGTCTCGAAAAGCGAGCGGCGGTGATGTTCCCGCTACAAATGACGGACTGCAGTTTGTAAAAACGCTAATTACTCAATACTTGAGTGTTCTTCAAAATAACGGGGGCATTACTGATTTTGATTCAGAGAATGACATTACAATTGCTCTGAATAATGATCGTGACGGCTTCTTGATTGATCTTGCAGTTCAACCGGTAGATGCAGCTGAAAAATTCTACTTTAATGTTGAGGTGAAATAGGAATGGCATTAAAAGCGCAAAACACCATTTCAGGTAAAGAGGGCAGGTTGTTTCTTGATGGAGAAGAAATGGCCCATATCAAAACGTTTGAAGCCAATGTAGAGAAAAACAAATCCGAGGTCAATATCATGGGTCGTCGGATGACGGGGCACAAAACGACCGGAGCAAATGGAACGGGAACAGCCACTTTTTATAAAGTGACTTCTCAATTTGTTCTTATTATGATGGACTATGTGAAAAAAGGAAGCGATCCTTACTTCACCTTACAAGCTGTTCTGGATGACGCCTCTTCAGGTCGTGGTACTGAACGAGTTACCTTGTATGATGTGAACTTTGATTCTGCGAAAATCGCTGGGCTTGATGTTGATTCTGAAGCATTGGAAGAAGAAGTGCCGTTTACCTTTGAGGACTTTGATGTTCCTGAAAAATTAAAGGATACGTTTTAAAATGAGATAAAAATGTAACCAAATGTAGATAACAAACGAAGCAATTAATGCTTTAAAACAACGTTTTATGTTATAATCACTTTGATGTTGAATGTTACACAATGTATTTCTCGGACATATTGTGTAACATTAGCATTAACATCTTTGTGAGAATGTGTAATTTGTTTTGTCGTATTTCTTTCAAAAGAAATGCATAAAATAAAAAAATACCGGAGTGCTGCAACACTCCGGCCTGTACAAATGCTGGCTCCTCATTGGAGCGCTGGCTATAGGTGTATTTTAGATATGGACCTACCCTAGAAGTTTCTCAGGCCTCAAAGGGTGGTCTATTTCTTTTTGTCTATATACGTCAACAAGGCGAGAATGAACATTCCCGTTCCAAGCATTAAGCTAAGAGCTTGAAATGTTGACATAGGCATCACCCCCTTTCAGGGGATTTAGCCAGCAGACCACCTTTGAGTTAGCCGTGCAAATGTACAGGAATAATTATACACTAGACAACCATTTTTGTGGTTGTCTTTTTTGTTGGTCTAAACCATTTAATTCTAATTTCAAAGGAGCTAATGGACATGAGCGAAAAACAAAACGAAAAAGTATATGATCTTTCATTCTTTATGCCAGGACAAACAATTGAAGCGGGAGAAGTAAAAGTACCGATTTCTAAACGGTTTGTAGACAAAGAAGGCAATGTTGTTCCATTCATTTTCAAAGCAATCACGACTGAACGAATTGATGAACTTGAGAAAGAGAATACGACTTACAAGAATGTAAAAGGCCGCGGCCGTGTGAAGGACTTGGACAGCCAACGCTTTTATGCTCGTATTGCGGTTGAAACGACTGTTTACCCGAACTTTAAAGCTAAGGAACTACGTGAGGCTTACAAAACAGAAGATCCAGTGGAAGTCGCCAAACGTGTTCTTTCTGTCGGCGGTGAGTATGCTAACTGGCTGAACAAAGCAATTGAAATCAACGGTTTTGATGATGATCTCGAAGACCTTGAAGAAACAGCAAAAAACTAGTAAAAGACGGGGATAAAGAAGCTGTATATCTTTACTATGCTATGCATGAGCTCAAATACGCCCCGTCAGAATTAAAAGAACTATATGAGGCTCCAAAAGAATTCAAGGCGCTCTTATATGGGTTTATCAGTTATAAGCTTGAGCTGTTAGAAAAAGAAGCGAAGAAAGGAGGTAATTAACTATGGCTAAACTAACAGCGACGTTCGAATTACATGATAAAATTTCCCGCAAGCTTCGAATGATACAAGGCAATGCTGAAAGACTTAAGAGGGCTGCTAATGGCCCTCTTATTTTTGAGGCTGAAGACCGGACTGAGAGAGTTATGCAGCGAATTGACCGATCAGCCAACCGTTTGACGGCTCGGGCTCGATTGCTTGAAGTGGATTTAGATGATCGAGTTTCGAATGGCTTACATTCTATACGCCAGCAAGCAGAGGATCTTACCGAGGGCAGCCATGAGGTGACAGTTTCCGTAAATGATCAAGCTACACCACGTTTTCGCTTAATCCGTGGAGGTCTCTCTGATTTGAATCGCTCGCACGCTGAGCCAACTGTTTCAGTTCATGATCATGCTTCAAACCAATTAGATGAGATTCGTCGTCATGTGTCCGATGTAGATAGCGAACATGCTGAGCCAACAGTCTCTATTAAGGACAGAGCTTCAGCTGCTCTGGATGCAATTGAAGCGAAAATAGACAGCTTGAAGGATGCTACCATTACTCTGGCAGTGGCAGGTGGTTTTTCTGCAGGATCAGTTATGGGCTCTGGTAAAAGCACAATGTCTCAGGATGCTTATGTGTCAGCAACTTCAAACGTTAATAAGAAAGATGTTGCAAGAATGACGGATCAGATCTATTTCAACAATAAAGCGGGCAGTTCTCGGGAAGAAGTCAGTTTATCTCTAAGAAACTTATCGCAACAGACAGGGGCGTCTAAAAAAGCTCTTGCTGAATTGACTGAGTCGTCAAGTAAGATTGCCCAGCTTATGAATGCTGATCAAGCTGAGGTAGATCGTGCTTTCAGTTCAATGTATAACAACTTGAAATTGTCTGGAAAACAAAGCGGAGACTTAATTGCTTATGTATATCGGAATGCCGGTGACCAAGCTGACGATTTATTGGATACGATGAATGAATACAGTTCCACCTTTAAAGACTTGAAGCTCACAGGCGGCCAGATTGCAAACGCCATGATAAAAGGAACAAAGGGTGGCGCCAGAAACTTCGATAACCTAGCCGATAGTATGCGTGAGTTTAACATCCGCCGAACCGAAATGTCTGATAGCCAAGTGGACGCATTTAAAACGCTGTTCGGAGCCAAGGAAACTAAGAAAATGTTCAAGGGCTTCAAAGATGGTTCAATAAGCGGAGAGGAAAGTTTATTTAGGGTGGCAAAAGCACTTTCTAAAGTGAAAGACAAAACAAAGCGGGCTGCTATTGCGACTGAGCTTATTGGAACACAATATGAAGACCTCAAGCAACCGATTTTAGATATGGCTGAGGGTATTGGTACAAGTGCCAAAACAAGCGGTGAATTAGAACGAAGCTTTACGAAACTTCGGGATAATAATCCGATGACACCGGTTAATGATGCCATGAGAGATTTTGAAAGCATATCTAAGGATATGGGAACTTCTCTGCTAACTGGATTAGGGCCAGCCTTTGATAAAATCAGCTCGTTCATTAACAGTAAAGAAGGTCAGGAAAAACTTAAAGAGATCAAAAAAGATATTGCCGATCTTGGTGAGGAGATAGGTGATAAGTTAAACGTAGCCATTGAGTGGAGTGTCAACCATTGGGATGATTTGAAAACAGCGATTAAAGTTGTGATCCCTTCTTTAATTGGGTTGATTGGTTATTTGAAAATACTACGTCCGTTGTTAAAAGGCATAGGTACTGTCGGAAGTGATGCAGCAGGCTTAATCCGAAAGTTAATTCCAAAACGTACTCCTGAAGCTGGCGCTAATACGCGAAGTGAAAGGAGGAACAGAAAAAGTAATCGTAATGCCAGCACAAGGACATCCAAAACTGCCACAAGTCCAACGAGTTTACCTCGAAGCGGCAGCTTAACATGTTGCTGTTGTAGCGATGGAGGTAAAAATGATCGCATTCGTAGAAGACGAGGGAAAAGAGTTGGTCGACGCGGTAATCCAAACCGAATGAACCCTTCTGACAGTTCAATTGCTGTGTCATCTGAACGGTTGGAGAGAAGGCGTTCCGGTAGAACTGTAAGTACTAATCCAACCAGAGGTTCAAGATCAGCAATAATCACTACGAGATCGGAGCTATACTCAGCTGGTAGAGCTGCAGGCAGTCCATCGAAGTTCGGGAAAGTCTTAAGTCCTCTGAAAAGTGTTGGCAAATTTGCAAAGGGAGTCCCTCTATTAGGAACAGCGTTGGCGGCAACCGATTTAATTGGGATGAATAAAGACAATGTTGGTGAAAAAATTGGATCAGCTGGCGGTGGTCTTGCTGGAGCAGCTACAGGGGCAGCTATTGGCAGTGTTATTCCTGGAGTGGGGACAGCTATTGGTGGAATAGTTGGTGGTCTAGCAGGCACCATGGGTGGCTCAAGTTTAGGTAAAGCGTTTGATGGTTCAGAAGTAAAGAAGAAACTAGACAGTACATTATTTGATCAAAAATGGTGGTCTGAAAAATGGTCAGGCATTAAGAGTAATGCGAAGACTTCTCTCAATGGGTTAAGTGATACATGGTCTAATGTAAAAGAAAAGGTGAAGTCCACTTTATTTAATAGTGAATGGTGGTCTGAAAAGTGGTCTGGTGTTAAAAGCTGGGCACAGGACAAATGGAATAGTGCATCATCTGTTTGGGAGTCCGTAAAGGGAAAAATAAAATCCACTTTGTTTAGTGAGAAGTGGTGGTCGGGAAAGTGGGAAGGCGTAAAAAGTTGGGCTCAAAGTAAGTGGGACAGCGCGTCTTCTGTTTGGCAATCAGTTAAAGGAAAGCTGAAGTCCACTTTATTTAGCGAGAAATGGTGGACAGGAAAATGGGAAAGTGTAAAGAGCTGGTCAAAAAATAAATGGGACAATGCTAAATCAATATGGAAAAGTGTTAAGAGTTCCATCTCAGAAACCCTTTTTAGTAAGAAGTGGTGGTCTGAAAAGTGGCAGAGTGTAAAGGAATTGGGAAGCAGTATTTTAGGCGGGGTAAAAGAAGTTGGTGGTAAAGTAGCTTCAAGTGCGAAAAAAACTGCTGGTAATGCGTGGGGATATGTGAAAAGTGGCGTAAATTATTTATTTGGTACGGGAAAAGAAAAGCCAAAGAAACATGCTACTGGTGGTTACATTACGAAGCCAACAATATCTTGGATTGGTGAAGCAGGTAAAGAGTTTGTTATTCCTGTTGAGAATAATAAAGGTCGCGGCAAAATGCTCCTTTCTCAAGCTGCTTCGAAATTAGGGATGAGTGTGGTTGATGATATAGCGTCTGCTTCATCTGCAGGAGGTGAACCAGCAACTTCCCCGCTAATCAGTAGAGCGGCGGTGACTGCTTCTGTATCTCCTATCATTGACACATCCAGTCTGGATGAACAAGCGACTTCATTTGGTCAACAGTTCACTAAAGGCTTTAATCAAGGAATTGGAGATAATGTTGTTTCTATGGAATCTTGGAAACAGAAAAACGTTGGCCAGCCAATGAACAATTTAATCTCTTATTCTCCGAATTATGGAAAGCAAGTGGTTAATGGCTATGCTAAAGGTCAGAACAGTACTTCAACCGGTGCAGATGGCTTCTTGCAGACAAAGGTTAAAACACCATTTCAGAACACCGTAAATAAATCCTCTTCATGGGGAAGTGGAACGGTCAAAGGTTTTGCTTCCGGACAAAATTGTTCTCAAACTGGTACTGATCAATACGTCAGCACTCATATTAACAAGCCGTTTATCCGTTCTAAAGAATCATCAAACGGATGGGGAAGCGGCATGATCGGTAATTTTGTTTCAGGCATGACTTCTAAGACAAGTGAAGTCCATGAGGCTGCCAAGGAACTGGCGAAAAAAGTTGAGAAGGCATTTCGTGAAGAGCTAGATATTCATTCACCTTCCCGTGTCATGATGAGTCTCGGGCGTTTTGCCTCTATAGGTATTGTAAAAGGTCTGGATTCTGTTGATGTAAAAAAGTTTGCTGAAAAACAAGCAGGCTCACTAGCTGTCGCTTATTCTGGAATGGGCGCAGTAAGCGGAAATGTGAAGCAATGGCTCTTGGCTGCTATCATGGCTACAAAGACACCGATGAGCTGGCTTCCAGGGCTGATGACAATTGCTCAGCATGAGTCAGGCGGTAATCCGAAGGCAATCAACTTATGGGATAGTAATGCGAAAGCAGGACATCCATCTCAGGGGCTCATGCAGACAATCCCAAGTACCTTCAACGCACACAAATTGCCGGGCATGAATAATATTCTTAACCCGATACACAACGCTGCTGCTGCGATTGGCTATATCAAAAGCAGATATGGATCAATTAATAATGTACCAGGCATTAGAAGCATGAGGCACGGAGCTCCATATGTTGGCTACGCTAACGGCGGACTTATTACCAAAGAGCAGATTGCACGTGTCGGTGAAGGAAACAAAAGGGAATGGATCATCCCAGAGGAGAGAGGTATCCGTGGACGTTATTTATTAGCCCAAGCAGCTAAGGCACTCGGAATGGAAGTCACAGACCCATCTCAAAAAGGTCAAACTGAATTATCTTCCGGTCAGGTAACAGCAGCCACAACAGGCAGTCAGCAAACAACTGTTACAGCATCAGGAGGTAAAGAGGTTATTATTCAATTTAATGGCGATCAGCATTTTCACAATGACCAAGACATGAACAGCCTTGTAGCTAAGATTAAGCAGGCCCTTGTCGATGAGCTTGAACAGGATATCAACATTGGAACGAAGGGAGTCGTTGCTTTTGACTAAATCCATATATGAATTCTGGATTTCGCAAGGGAAGGACAAGCTGCGGCTTCCTGTCCTTCCTGAACAAATTGATATTTCAAACACAATTCAAAATGAATCAGTAAAAGTGGCCAGTTTTGGGGAGATCACTTTTATAGATAAACCGGAAGCGAAAGAGATTTCGTTCTCTTCTTTTTTTCCAAAGAAACACAGTCCGCTTGCTGAGTATAAGGGATTTCCTTCTCCTGAAAATGCTATCGCTAAGATTGAGAAATGGGCAAAAGCGAAAAAGCCAGTTCAATTTTTGATTACTGGCACGAAAATAAACTTCACCTGCAGCATTGAGGGCTTTTCTTATAGTGAGGGTCAAAAAGACATAGGTGATCGTGATTATGAAATCAAACTGAAGGAATACAAAACCGCTGCGCCGCGGAAGATCAAGCAAAAGAAAAAGACGAAGAAAAAACGGCCGTCTAAATCAGCTCCTAAAACATACACGGTTAAAAAAGGGGATACCTTGTGGGACCTTGCCGGCAAATTTTATGGGGACAGCACAAAATGGCGCAAGATTTGGAACGTCAATAAAAAGGCTATGATCAAACGAAGCAAACGGAATATCAGGCAGCCAGGACACTGGATCTTTCCTGGTCAAAAATTAAAGATACCGCAATAAGCAGGTGATGACATGATAGAACTTTTCGTCATTAAAGAAACGGAATGGCTTGAGCTGGTAACTGAAAGTGTTTCCCTCGAAGGGCAACGGTATCAGGCGCCGCGATCGATCACGGCCAAGATCATTACGAAACAGGGAACCCATTCATATTACAGCGTATCTGAAGGGGATACAGTTTTATTTAAGTGGAAGGGCAAAGAACTGTTCCGGGGCATTGTGTTTTCTCGCAATCCAGAAGAACACGGGCTGACCTTTACGGCTTATGATATGCTGCAATATCTGGTCAAAAACAAAGATGTTTATGTTTTCTCTAATAAGCGTGCAGACGAGATCATAAAACGTCTGGCAAGAGACTTTCAGATTCCCACAATGTCTATTGCAAACACAGGTCATACAATTAAATCACTTGTGTTCAAAGACGATACGAGCCTTTATGACATGATTCTGAAAGCCTTGAAACAAACGAAAAGCCAAACCGGAAGGAATTATCAATTATATTCTGCGAAGGGAAAGCTTGGCCTTCGCGCTTGGCCTGATCCGTCGGAAGTATGGGTGCTGGAGAGGGGTGTGAACATTACCGGCTATCAATACAGCACTTCAATTAATGACACGGCCACAAAAGTAAAGCTCCGCCGGCAGAAAGACAATAAAACATACACAGCCACCGCAAGCGACAGCGCAGGCATAAGCAAATACGGCGTCCTTCAGTATGTTGAAACAGTATCAGATAACATTAACCAAGCACAGCTGCAGCAGCGTGCGAAAGTTAAACAGGCACAGAAGAAAGGCGTCAAAAAAGAACTCAAAAGTATTCAAGCAATTGGGATTCCAGATCTTCAGAGTGGTTTGCCCGTCTATATTTCAATTCCGGAAGTCGGGGTTAAGAAAACATACTGGATCGATACAGATAAACACGAATTTAAAGGATCGACACACACGATGACCATTGATGTGGTTGAGAAAAATTCTATCCCTGATGGTGTTTCCTCATGAGATTAAGTGAAGCAATCAAACATTTGGCTGTCGGTGCAGTTGATTCTGAGTCACCGGTGGATATTATGCCGGCTGAAGTGGTTTCCGTTTCTCCGGTTGAAATTAAACTCAATGAAAATGAAAAGCTAATTATTCCGTCTGATTTGATTATTATTCCTAAACGGCTGCGCGGTGGAGGAGATGAAGAACTAAAGATGGGTGAGAATGTGATGGTTGTCTCCTTAAAAGGCGGACAATCTTTTTTTATTCTCGACAAAATATAGGAGGTGTTTGGAATGGCTTTGTCTCCGGAAATCGATTTTGAGGATATAGAAGATGACAGCGAAGTCATAGAGACCTCGCAAACCTACAAAATAGATTTTGAAAATGGCCGTATCACAAATGAAATCATTACAGGCCTTGAAGCGATCAAGCAGTTTGTATATTTGTCTCTCCATACTGAGCGATACGCATATTCTGTTTACAGTCATGACATTGGAAATGAGCTTCAAGAAGTGTTGGCAGATAACGAAACAACAGACGCATATAAGAAAATGGAGATCCCGCGGCTGATAGAGGAAGCACTGATCTATGACGATCGGATTTCTGCTGTTACAGATTTTGAAATAGATAAACAAGGCGAATCGTTCCATGTTTCCTTTACAGTCGAAACGGACGAGGGAAAATTGGAGATCGAGGAGGTGCTTGGTGAAGATGTTTGAAGATCAAACTTTTGAAGAAATTATGGACCGGATGCTGAACAGAATTTCAGCGGACATTGATACAAGGGAAGGAAGCGTGATTTATAACGCGTTAGCTCCTGCAGCTGCAGAATTGGCCAAGTCTTATATTTGGCTCGATACGGTGCTGGAACTTGTCTTCTCGGACACAGCACAAGGAGAATTTTTAGATCGTCGGGCTACTGAAGCCGGCATCGAGCGAACGGCTGCCACGAAAGCAGTCCGGGCAGCGGAGTTTACTGAAGGAGTAACCATTCCAGTGGGTTCCCGCTTTTTTGTAGATAACCTGTATTTCCAATACACAGCTGACGGGACGTTGGAATGTGAAACAGCGGGGGAAGCGGGGAACGCAAATATTTCCGGCCAGAATCTATTGTCATTAGACACCATACCAGGACTCCAAAAAGCGATCGTGAAAGAGATTCTAATCCCTGGTCGAGAAGAGGAGGATGATGACAGTTTAAGAGCTAGATATTTTACCCGCGTGCGTCGGGAAGCTGTCAGTGCCAATAAAGCTCACTATAAACAATGGGCTGAAGAAGTAGACGGAGTAGGGAAGGTAAAGGTCTTTCCGCTTTGGAACGGGGACGGTACAGTCAAAATTGTCGTGACCAATGCTAACTTGGAACCTGCTTCCGATATTTTAATATCAAAGGTGAAAAACTATATTGATCCTGAACCCGGACAAGGTGAGGGACAAGCGCCAATAGGTGCCTTTGTCACAGTGGAGAGTGCGGTATGGAAAGAGGTTGAGATTTCAGCGGAGGTACTTCCCGAGGTCAATAGCTCTATCGATCAGGTAAAGCAAGAAATTGAATCAGGTGTTTTAAATCTTTTTAAAAAGATTGCCTTTGAAGATAACGTCATCCGTTTATCGCAGATTAATAATATCGTCTACAATTCACCTTCAGTAAGTGATTACGCAGATATTAAAATCAACGGCGTGGCCGAAAATTTGGTTCTGAGTGCCGTCGAAATCCCTAAATTGGGGCAGGTGAACATCATTGAGCAAACTCGATGAAATGACTGCTTACCTGCCGCAGTTCCTTACCAAGTTAAAGGAAATGGCTGAACTTCTTAAAGCGGAAGCTCCGGAATTTGAGAAGCAAAATAACAGCATCTTTGATCTGACAAATCAGCTGTTTGTTACTACGGCAACCTGGGGGCTTGAACGATGGGAAGAGATTTTGAACGTACCGCGGGAATCAGGTGACACCGATGAGATCCGCCGATTGCGCCTAATCTCTAAAATGTCCAATATACCGCCGGCAACATATAAGGCTATTGAACAGGCATTAAATCGGTTCCTGAAAAATCCGTCTGCTCAGGTCAGGCTGCTTCAAGGACAGTACCGTTTTAATGTTGATATTGATATAGATGATATGCAGCATATGAGCGAGCTCATAGAAACATTGGAGAATATAAAGCCAGCTCATTTGGCATATACCTTGCGAGCTGCTGTGAATGAGCCACTCAAGATAAAAGATACTGTCATTTTGAATAACAGAAGGTATCGAAAAGCAAGTGAGCTAAGGGTAGGTTATTCCGTCACGCTCAATAATAACGAGGTGGTCCTTGTATGATTACACAGCTTTATAGAGAGCGAACAGCTGCAGATTTGAAAAATAGAATATCGAAAGTGCTGCTGAATGGAAATGAAACAAAAATTGTTGAACTCACCATTCAGGGTGCCGTTGTCACGGTGCTTACTCAACGAGAGGAAGATATCAAGCATATTAAGAGTGTGCAGATCCTTGATGAACAAAACAACGTAATTACGGAAAGAACAACAGATTTAGATGTCAGTAATAACAGAACGCTAGATTTTAGAATTACTTTCGAGGTGGTATAACAATGGCTTATGATGCAAAAACAGATTGGCTCCCGGACGATCCGATTAATGAAGATGATGTGAACCGTTGGGAGAAAGGCATTCAAGATGCGCATAAAGATTTAGCTGTACATAAAAATGACATGAACAACCCTCACAATACAACAAAGGCGCAAATCGGGCTAGGGAACGTAGATAATGTACAGCAAGCTTCGAAAAAAGAATTTGAAGAGCATCGTAATGATTTACAACGGCACATTACACCAGTAGAACGGGAGAATTGGAATGCAAAAGAAACAACTGCCGGAGCTCAGGAAAAAGCGGATAAGGCTTTATCGGATGCAAAACATTACGTGGATACCAACTACAAAAATAACAATCTGACATTAATTACTGGAGACAATGCTATTCAAGATGCAAGAACAGGAGGGGAAGAATATCCTTTAGGACTGACCTTAATGGACATTGGGCAGGGAAATACTACAGGCTACCCCTTGGGTTATGGCATTGTCAAAAATGAAAAATATAATAATTACCGTTTCACTCAATACTTTTACGGAACAGGGAATGAGTCTGGGACTTACTATGACAGTACAGGAGTTTGGATTAGACACTGGTGGAGTGGTTCAGGCTGGACTTCGTGGCAAAAGATATCAGGTTTTGCTCATGCGAATATTGGAACTACAGGTGTTCAGTATTTGAAAAAGATTGATCACACTAAAATTGCATTTAACAGGGTCATCAAGGATAGCCATAATGCTTTTGATACTAAAAACAATCGATTTATTGCTCCGAACGATGGAATGTACTTAATCGGGGCAAGTATATATACCTTAAATTATACATCTTATATAAACTTTCATTTGAAGGTTTACCTAAATGGAAAAGCATATAAAACACTGCACCATGTAAGAGGAGACTTTCAGGAAAAGGATAATGGGATGAATCTTGGTTTAAACGGCAATGCGACTGTACCCCTGAATAAAGGAGATTACGTTGAAATCTGGTGCTACTGTAATTATGGAGGAGACGAAACACTGAAAAGGGCAGTAGATGATAAAAATGGTGTATTTAACTTTTTTGATATACAAGAACTTGGAGGCCGAAACTATCCAAGATTTTAGGAGGTAACGATGAATATAGGTGAAGCTATTCTTTTTAAATACCCAACAGCTGATCCCACAAAGGATTTTATTGTCCAGAATAATGGTGATGGAACTCCCTCATATATAGCAGAGTGGAATATTAGGGCACCTATACCCACGGAAGCAGAGTTAAAAACTTGGTGGGAAGAGCTTCAGAGTACATCTGCATATGAACCACCAGTTCAAGTGGATCTACTTGCAAGAGAGTTGTCACAGGAAAAACTGGCTCGTAAACAGCTTGAAGAATTAAACCAAACTTTGGGAAGCGAGCTTTCAAAAATAAAGTTGCAACTGCTTACTCTACAAGGAGGGCAAGGTTCATGAATTATTGGGTGCTGGCTTTGCATTATAACTGGGCTTCTTCTGAAATGGTGAAAAAGGCAATCCATTATAAAGATTGCTCGACTGAGGATTTACAAAAAGGGGTAGAGAAAAAACTCATTACAGCTGAACAGTATAAAGAGATCACAGGAGAAGCCATTTAGGGCTTTTTTATTTTGCCTAAAAGGGGGTGGTGCCGTTGTAAAACCCATGCTCATCACTAAAGATCAACAATAGCAAGGAGGATTTTCTATGGCATCATATAGTTTTCAATTCCCAACAGATGCAACGGGTAAGCCAGGAGCGGCTAAACCGTACAGAGAAGGGAACCATGATTTTATAGTACCTGTGGCTACTATTTCAGGTAATGCGGAGCTGCTGACAAACGCAGTCTTAAAAGCGACCGAAGTGTACACGCAATATGGCCAAGATCGATTAGGTCAGATTTTAATTTCAAAAGTAAAAGGTCATGCTTATTCTGATCGTGAAGGTACCTTATTCATTGAAGAAAGTAACGATATGAATTCATGGACCACAGTCTCTTCGTTGGTTGTTAAAGCAAATACACTTGGCGAGACTGAATGGATTCATTTAACTAAACGCTATTTCCGTTTCAGATATGTAAATGGTAACCTACAACAATCTGAATTCTTACTTTACCAGTCATTGGGCGCAGGTGAAGAGGATATAACCATTAACCACACTGTTCCAATTACAGCAGTTGCTCCGTTCTCAGTCCAGCTAGATAAAAGCGGCTTAACTGATGATGGTCGTTTAAAAGTTCAGACTGAAGGCCTGAACTTTAGCTCATTAGACACTCAATCAAAAACAATGGATATTGTCTTTCACGATAAAACAGAAACCATAGGTGAGGGTAACCCATTCACCGTTGGATCATTCAAAACGTTACTCATTGAGGTTTATGGGACAGCTGAGACAAGTGAATTGAAATTCTGGGGTAAATCATTATCGGGAACAAAAAGAGCCCTTAGAGGGCAGAAAGTGGATGACGGAACATTTGCCACTAGCACAAAAGGGAAATCAGAAGCTTGGTCTTTTAACATTACTGGTTTTAAAGAAATTGTTATGGAGCTTACAGCTTTAACAAATGGAAACTTTTCAGTTAGAGGGACGGCCGTCTCATAAGATCCGGCTGTCCTTTTTTATTTGCCTCGGAGGAGGTGATTAGAAATGGAGGAGACAAGTTTGTTTATCAATTTTGAAACATTAGATTTAGCAAGAGTATATTTATTTGGAGGGGTGAAGTATCTTGATTTACTTCTAGTACTTAGCATAATTGACGTTTTAACAGGAGTAATCAAGGCATGGAAATTCAAAAAACTGCGAAGCCGAAGCGCATGGTTTGGCTATGTCCGCAAGCTACTCAATTTCTTTGCGGTCATTTTAGCAAACGTGATTGATACAGTACTCAATTTGAACGGTGTCTTAACCTTTGGTACCGTTCTTTTTTATATCGCTAATGAAGGTTTGTCAATAACTGAAAACTTAGCACAGATCGGTGTTAAAATACCATCATCAATAACAGATCGATTACAAACAATTGAGAACGAAAAAGAACAGAGTAAGAATAACGCAGACAAAGCTGCTGGCTAAGCCAGTGGCTTTTTTTATCTTACTGACAGAAGGAGAGAGGGTATATGGCCATTAAAGTTGTAAAGAATCTAGTCTCTAAATCAAAGTATGGATTGAAATGTCCTAATCCAATGAAAGCTGAGTATATCACTATCCATAACACTGCGAATGATGCTTCAGCAGCCAATGAAATCTCTTACATGAAGAATAACTCTAGCTCAACGAGTTTTCACTTTGCAGTAGACGATAAACAAGTCATTCAAGGAATTCCTACAAATCGTAACGCCTGGCATACAGGAGATGGAACAAACGGTACAGGGAATCGCAAATCGATTGGTGTCGAAATTTGTTATAGCAAGTCAGGAGGGGCAAGATATAAGGCAGCGGAAAAGCTTGCTATTAAGTTTGTGGCACAGCTGCTTAAAGAACGGGGATGGGGCGTTGATCGTATCCGTAAGCACCAAGACTGGAACGGTAAGTATTGCCCACACCGTATTTTGTCAGAGGGTAGATGGAATCAAGTTAAGGCTGCCATTGAAAAAGAATTAAAGACGCTAGGTGGGAAAACAAGCACAAGTAAAACAAGTGCAGCTAAAGAGAAAACAACAAACTCAAGCAACAAAAAAACGTCGTATGTGCTGCCTTCCGGTATTTTTAAAGTGAAGAGCCCAATGATGAGAGGGGAAAAGGTAACACAAATTCAAAAAGCACTGGCTGCACTATACTTCTACCCGGATAAAGGATCGAAAAACAACGGCATTGACGGCGTGTATGGTCCGAAAACAGCAGATGCGATTAGACGCTTCCAGTTAATGCATGGGCTTTCTGCTGATGGAATTTATGGACCTAAGACTAAAGAGAGAATTGAAGCATTATTGAAATAAAAAAAGGCCCTTCTCCTAGAAGAAGGGCAAATGTTTAGGCTGAAGTAATCTTATTTGAAGTGGTTAGTTTTTTTATTTTAGTTAAAATCGTTTCAATTTCCTTTTGTCTATCGTAAATTGTACTTTGAGAATCTCCCTCTATTATTGAGGCGTGTTGAAGATATTCATTATCATCGAATAGATAAATAGCCTTGACAATATCTCCATTTTCTGTGAAAAATAGTTCGACTTCTAAATGATCGTTTATTTGCTTGAAGCTTACTTGTTCGTAATCAGGATCTTTGGCACTGACTAAAAGGTCTGACGGCCAAACCGGATTTAGGTGCATTGCTTTCCATAACTGGTTTCTCAACTCATTTAACAA